TCCACTTAAAGCTTTCGTTGTTGGAGCAACTGCGGCCGCTCCAAGTGCCATATGGACGATAAATTGTTGAGTTTCTGGGCTTAATTTTGAAAACGAGCCCGCCAAATTATCTATTTCTTTAACAACTGGAATGATTGAAGGTAGGAGCTTTTGACCTAAATTAATTGATAAAACTTCCAAAGTCGCTTTAGCTTTATTAAAAGCATTCTTATCAGAATTGTTCATTTGGTCTGCGAGCTTTTTAGTATAACCAGTCGCATTTTGTGTTTCTTTGGTTAAGTTGCGCAATGCATTCCCCCCCTGGTCAATCAAGATATTCATTCCTGTTTGAGCTTCTGTACCAAATGCTTTAGCAATTAATGAACTCTTTTCAGCTTGGGTCATTCCTTCTGTTGATTTCTTGATGGTATCAAGCATATCCGGAAGTCCAATATTGCCTTTTTTCCACTCGTCCAGATTTATCCCTAGTTCTTGGAAAGCTGCTGAAGATTGTTTAGTAGGTTTTAGTAAGCGAGATAGTGCACCACGCAATGATGTACCTGCTTTTTCACCTTCGATACCATTATTTGAAAGTAAACCAATTGCAGATGAAGTTTCTTCAAGATTCATCCCTAAAGAATGTGCAACTGGCCCGACATACTCCATTGCCACACCCATGTCTTCAAAACCTGCAGATGTTTTATTAGCAACAAACGTCAAACTATCCGTTACTCGTTGAGTGTTTTTCATCATGGAAGCTGTATCTTCAGTCTTCAAACCAAACTGTTCAAGAATGGCAGTTGATGCAGACATTACTGTTCCGAAATCTTCCCCTGAGGCTCTTGAAGCATCTAATACCGCAGGCATGGCCCCAACGGTTTGATTAAAATCATAACCGCGTTTAATCATTTCTTCCATACCATCATTGATAGATGAGGTATCGATACCGTATTGTCTAGCCCATTGTTTAGATTTATCTGATAAAGTATCCATTTGCTTAGAAAGAACACTTGCTGGTGTTCCATCTGATAACAAAGCTTGGATTTCAGTCATCTTACCATTGAAATTAGTTGCTGCTTGAATTCCTTTTGCGAATGTTGCAGTTATAGCAATTGAAGCAGGCATAGCTTTTGAAGCAATTGAATTTAAACCTGAGCTTACTTTTCCTAGACCTGAAGACATTTTAGGTAAGATAGAGGTTTGTTTATATTGCTCTATCGCTGCATTTTTTAATTGTGCCTGGTATTGCATTAATTGTGCATTTGCTCGAGAAATATCAGTCGCATATTTTTGAGTGCTAGAGCTTGCTTTTCCGTCAATGAGTGAACCATTGTAAGATTTTTTTAGTAAATCAATCTGTTCTTTTTGCTTAGCGATTGATTTATTCAAAACTTCCATTGGACTCCTAACCCCATCAACACCTTTACCAAATGTTGAAAATGAGGTTT